ATCATTGCAGCTTGGGTATCAATCTATGTGATGCTATCCAAGTTGAGCAAAGATAAAAGAAAATGAGATTATCGTTAACGATACTCGCTGTAATATTACTTTCCTCCTGCGTAAATATACCGATACCGCCGATTGGAAAGGATCAAGGCAAACTTGGTTCAGTCCAACTCAAATTGGCGGTATCGTATATTCCTTTAGTAAAACCACAGAACAAAAAAGAAAAAGAGAAAGAAGATCCAAGTGTAAAATATGCATTTGAGCAATTCTCTAAAACCATAAAAGACAAATGAAAATCGTAAACATCCTATTGGAACGCCTGTCCGAGAATTCGACATGGCGCGGAATCATCCTCGTAGCGACTGCTCTTGGAGTTAAGCTCGACCCAGAGTTGCAAAACCAAATCCTCGCCGCTGGCTTGGGATTGGTCGGCGTCATCAATGTCCTTCGTAAAGGCAAGTGACTAGGGCCGAGATAGAGAGTATGCAAGCCCGTATTGGCGTAAAGCCAGACGGGTGGTGGGGGCCAAAGAGTATAGCTGCTCTAAAGAAGCACCTTGCTGTTATGTCTCCCAATCCTCCTATCTCACCAAAGCCTACCACAAAAGCCTGCACAGAGTTCTTCGGCAAGCCGGGGCAAGTTCCAATCGTCCGAATCAATGCTCCATACAAGATGTATCTGTATGACGGGCCAGAGACGATCAGCGGGATTCCTATCCACGCAAAGTGCGCCGAAAGCCTTATTGAAATCTTTGAGGACTTGCTAGACATCTATATAACTCCAGACTCAAGAAGTGCAGCAGGTATCGACAAGTTCTTTGGAAGCTATGTCAACCGACCACAGCGCGGAGGATCAGAGCCAAGCAAACACGCATGGGCTGCGGCAATTGATCTAGATGCCAGCAACAATGGTCTGCACACAGTATGGCCTACAAGATCACGGATGCCCCTACAGGTGATCGAGGTCTTCGCCCAGCATGGGTGGATTAACCTAGGTGCGGTGATCGGAAGAGACTCTATGCACTATCAATTTAGCCAATAAAATCATTTGACTTAAAACCAAACTATCGTTAACGATAAAAACATGAGTTGTTCAAACAATAACTGCGGATGCAGCCCCAGCGGATACCCAACCGCAAATAACGAATGCTGCACAGATGTAGCTTCATACACACGCTTTGCTTATAGCTCTGCACAGTCAGCTTATGCTAACGCTCAGAATGCAGAACAATCTGCTGAAGACGCCGCAACAACATTAGCCAATGTTGTTCAAAAAACTGGCGACACGATGACTGGTCTTCTTGTTCTTTCTGGCGATCCAGTTGTTGCATTAGGAGCATCTACAAAACAATATACAGATACGAGAGTTCTCCGATCTGGGGATACAATGACGGGATTCCTGACATTGAATGCCGATCCAACAAACAACCTCCACGCCGCAACAAAAATCTATACTGATACCGCTGACGCATTAAAGGTTTCCAAAGCTGGCGATTCAATGAGTGGAGCTTTGACTGTAAATAGCACAATTACAGGAAACAGTATTGTATCAAATGGAGCTATCTCATCAAATGGAGCTATCTCATCAAATGATTCTGTTGCTGGAATTGGATATGTGTCAGGCGCGGGTGCTTCCGTAACGCAGTTAATATCACAAACAACAGCCGTAATAATTAACAATATCTGTGGATCAATAGTATTGTTTTCAGCAGCACCAGTATTAAATACTTGGTATTCATTTACTGTAACAAATAGCGCAGTCGATGAAACAGATGTTATTCTAATCAATCAAAAAACAGGAGCAAACAAATACGACATCGTAATAACTGCTGTTGCAAATGGAAGTTTCCAAGTATCATTTTCTTCTATTTCTGGAACTGGAAACGAAGCTCCAGTATTTAACTTTGCCGTAATTAAAGCAGTAACATCTTAATCTTATGCCTTGTCAACCAGCACCTCCTTGCGAGCCTACATTCCCGCTTTTCTGTGAACCGCTTCCAGCAACGACAGATGGTCGCAGATTAGTAGTTGAAGACTCTGCATCTTGCCAAAAAACAATCGCCACAACTCCATTTCCAAGCATTCTAAAATCAACGAATGCAGGAACTATCGAGTGGGAGGGCGGATCGACAGGATCAGTTCTTTCTTACACTACTGCTGGCAATATTGAATTTGTTGACGGATCATCTACTGACCCTCTCAAATTGCCAAACGCAGCAAGCCATACGCTAGACAATGTTCCAAAAACATTGGTCATGCTCGCAGATGGAACTGTGAAGGTATGGGAACCATCTCTGACAGCAGACAAGTTCATTGCCTATTGGGATGGTGGAGACTGGCGCGTTAACACTCTCAACAGCATTCTTCCATCTGGACAAGGCGTATTGATCCGTGACACAGCTAATACTCTTCAGATCGTTCCAAATGGAGTCTCTGGTTCATCCTTTCAGATGGTTGGAACTTCTCCGCAATTCGTAGCTGCCGCGCCAAACCAATTGCCGCAAGGATACCTATTTGGTCTTACAATTGAAAACAACGGAGGATCACCATTTGATACACTTGATATCAACATCGGTCGTTGCCGTAGTTCAGACAATACATCTGACTTGGTTCTATCAGCGTTAATGACCAAGTATGCGAATACTGCTTGGAACCAAGGAACGAATGAAGGCGGATTGGACGCTGGCTCACTTGGAGCGAATCAAACATGGCATATATATGTAATTTCAAACAATTCTGCTGTTGATGTCATATTCTCACAGAATGGAATTTCTCCAACGCTGCCATCTGGTTTTGGTTTGTATCGTCGCATTGGATCATTCACAACAAATGCTTCCGCGCAAATACGCCAATTCTCTCAAGTCGGAAATAGATTTTATTATACAGAAAGACCAATAGTATCTCAATCTGGTGTTGCTCTTGGAACTGGAGGAAACCTAATTACCTTAAATGGCATTCCAGCAGATGTCCGTGTTAAGCCGATCATTTCAAGCCAAATCACAGCAGCGGTGGCGTGGGCATTTTACGAATCCATATCCACATATCCAAGCACTCAAATACCGGGAGCGAACAATACTACTGCAAATACATACCTGCGCCAAGGCCAAGCCGCAGCAATGGTTGGTGCTTACAGCTTGGAAGTCTATACAAATTCAGTCAGACAAATCGGAATTGATGTTAGCGCAGCAGTTACTGCTGGTGCATCTGGACTTTATGTGGATGTCTATGGCTGGTATGATGATCGCGGTCAGTATTACTAATGGCTACTGAGGGATCAGTCTTTGATGGATTCACAAGTGTAATAGCGCAAGACGCTGATACACACCCTTCTTATTTGCCAGAGTTCTATGTATCCGAATCGGTCAACCGCACATTTCGCGGAGGGATTAATAGAACAAGACCGAGCATTCGCAACCTACAGATAGTTGCAGGAGAAGATCAGCCAGAAACTATCGTTAACGATATTCAGATAGGAAATTTCCAAGGAGCCTTCGCATATCGTCGCACCAAGTTAGAGGCAAATGACGGGATAGCAATTTCTGTATCTGGCACAATCTATTTTTTAAGGATAGTCAATAATATCGCATACGCCTACAAGCTCATTGATGGTAACGATCCTGACATGATGCACACATGGTTTGTGCAGGCAGAAGATCGCCTTTACATCCAGAACGGATATCAGAACGCAATTAGCTGGGGCGGGGATTTATCCGAGCCTGCATACCGACTAAATCCATTCGCTGGAAAGATGCCGATTGGAACGATCATGGAGTATGCTTTTGGTCGAGTATTCGTTTCAGACCGCTTCAACCGCATCTATGCATCTGACATTATCTATGGTAATGGATTCACAAATACTCTGAATACAGAAAACTTCACAGAGATCACATATTGGGCAGAGGGAGGTGCGTTCTCCACACCATCCATGATGGGGAATATTACAGGCATGAAGGTGATGCCAGACTTGGGAGATAACCTTCGCGGCCAAGGGGCATTGGTTGTGCTTTGCGGGAATGGAGCATTCTCGATGGATGTCAGTCTTTCTAGAACGCAATGGAACACATCAAATATCCAACGCATCTCACTTCTTGGAAGGGGATGCACAAGCCCATATCTGACTACTGTGAATAGCGAACTATGGTTTCGCTCGCATGACGGATGGTCATTCTACTCCAATAGCCAAACAGAGTTCTACCGCTATTTCTCCATGAGAAAACTGTCTCGTGATGTGAACAAATGGGTTTCGCGTGACACGGCTTGGCTGAAGCAATTCGCCAGCACTATGTTTATTAACAACTACTTGATAAATACAGTAGCTCCGCAAACAAAAAGCACACAAAAAGAAAACGGAGTGACTGGACTGCATAGATACCATCGCGGGATGGTGGTTCTTGACTTAGACCAAGGATCATCTCCAAACCCAGACGCTCAATTATCTTTCCGCTGGAACGGACTCTGGACTGGCGTTAGACCAACTCAACTACTTTCAGCACTAATCAACGGAGAGCAGCGAGGATTTGTATTGTCTTTCGACTCTGATAACAAGAACAGACTTTACGAAATCACAAATACCCGCACAGCAGATTACGGCCCTAATGGAACTGTAGAGATTGAATCATTCTTTACTACGGGTCGATACGACTTCAGTAGATCGCAAGAAACAAACAGATTTCTCCGAAAGAAAATAACTGGTGGAGAGATGTGGTTGTCTGAAATACCGGGCGAGGTTACAAGCTATGTCCAATATAGGTCGGACTCCAATCCATGCTGGAACAATATCAAAGAACCTAGCACATTTGGATGTCCTCCATGCTCTCCTATCGTTAACGATAATTGCTATCCAAGGCGCGGAGGAAATCTTTTTAAGAGATATAAATTTAACACGCCTGACCCAAGTGACTGCAATACTATTGATGATATCCCTGCTGTAGAGGGAAGCGAGTTTCAAATCAAGATAGGACTAACAGGAAACGCAACTGTGGATCGGGTTAGGCTTATGGCTAATATTAAGAACAACGAAGATAGTCCTATAGGTGATTGCCCATCAGATGAAGACGGCAATGAGTGTCCAGAATTTTTGTGTTGCCAAGATCGTTATTGGGACTACTCTATCGCGCAAGGTTAAAAAATGGATAATCAAACTTCATCTCCTCAACTGATATTCCCAAATGTTCCAGACGATTTCTGTCCTACTGGAAACTGGACTGAAATCTTACAGGCATTTGTAGATGAAGTTCTTGCAAATGGAACTATCAATGTGCCGGGATTGGGCGATGTGACTCCCGCTGAGATTCAAACAATCAATCAAGAAATCCAATCTCTACAGAACCAAGTAGAGGCATTGGATACTTTGCAAATACGAAGGGGAGTATTTACTGGAGTTGGCTCTGGAGATAGCACAGTTCCAATTAACTTTGATTCCGACATGACCACAAGCGATTATACTGTGACTCTTACTCCAGTTCTTCCTTCATCTCCGATTACTGCTGCTTCTCCAAATCTATTTCTCCTCAATGGAACTAAAGCTATTTCTGGATTTACTGTTGCCATTGAAAACAACGGAACTTCCCCAGCAACTACCATAACAAGTTTTGAGTGGATGGCTATCTACTCAGAGTAAACAACAAACCAAAATAATAATATGACACCTCTAAAAGGAACAGACCCGCGCCTCGTTAGCGGCGGCGCAAGCACCCGTGGAACCATCCGTGAAGGTATGGGCAATATGCCAAACCTTGGCGCGAAGACACCAAGCCCTTATAGCTCTAAGCCACTTCCTACGGTTGGCAAGCCAGTCACCCAGTTCGGTGGCCCTCAGTAATTATCGTTAACGATAAACCCTATGGGTGATACCCTCGCAGAAATGGTCGAGGTGGTTAAGGGCTTCGTAGGCGATTCTGGCGTTTGCTCGTCGGAAAGAGCTATCAAAGCAATTAACCAAGCTCGCAGGCTTTTGTGGAATAAGCGTGAGTGGAATACTACGGCAGAGTATGTAGATATCTGCTGTGCTGATTGCTGCTTCACGCTTCCCAATCGTTATGAGCAGGTCAAACTTGCGTGGATTAACGGAGAGTCAGTTAGCCTAGCTGACGAGTGGTTTAATGCTACTCAATGGAAGAACCTGTATAATGCAGGAAACTCCTGCCACAGACTAATCACAGAGATCGGTGGGCGTCATGTAGTATTCCAAGAATACACAACGGCTCCATACCAAATCGGGATTATGGTGGAAGACCCATTGGATGTTGGCGTGACGCTTACATTTGAAGCTCAGGACGAATACTCGACATACCACACGGTCAAGGTAACAACGATTCTGCCACCACAAAAGGCGTTGTCTGATCTGCGATTTACTGGTCTAAGATCGGCAAGCAAGCCGAAGACCAAAGGGCGGATTAGAGTTTATGCCTACAATCCAGACAGCCAATCAAGTCTGCTTCTGGCGATATACCAACCGAATGATATTAACCCATCATTCCGCAGGTTTCGGATACCGCGATCTTGCAATACGATTACGCTCTACGCTGCGAAGAAATACTTCGATCTTGTAGATGAGCAGGAGCTAGTCGAGTTCTCCGCAGATGCGATGATCTATGCGGTATTAGCACTAAACTCACGGGAGAATC